GGCGTTGGAGAGCGGGTCTTTGGTCGATCTGATCAGCCGGTTTGAAGCGCAGCAGGTGTCAACGCGCGATGTGCTGGCACTGGTGGTTGCCGGTTTGCGCGGGGGCGGGTGGCAGGGGACGGCGGGCGATTTGCTGCGGGTAGAGATTGGCGGCGGGCCTATGGGGGCGGCGCAGATTGCAGCACAGCTGTTGGCGCGCGCTTTCTCGGCCACGGGAGTGCGATGAGCGGGTTCGACTGGGTCGGGCTGATGCGGGTGGGGCTTTGCGACTTGCGCCTGACGCCGGACGTTTTTTGGCGGCTGACCCCTTTGGAATTGAAACTGATGCTGGGGGCAGATGGCGCTGCCCCTAGCCTTTCGCGCGCCCGGCTGGACGAGCTGGTGGCCGCTTTTCCCGATGGCAGAAAGGCACAGACCGATGACGACAATCGCAGACCTGACCGAGCAGATCACAGCGCTTGAGACAAGTTTGGGCGGCACGGCGGGCATGGTTTCCAGCTTTGATGCGGAACTGGGCAAGTTGCAGGGCAATCTGGCCTATACCGAAAAAGAGGTGGGGGCCTTGGCCAATGGCTTTGGCAACGGGCTGAGGCGGGCGTTTGAGGGCGTGGTGCTGGATGGCAGCAAGCTGAGCGACAGTTTGCGCGGCTTGGCCAAAAGCATGGCCGACACGGTGTTGAGTGCAGCCCTAAAGCCCGTGACGGATCAATTTGGCGGGGTCTTGGGCGGCTTTGCCAAGGGCGGGGCCTTTGTGCAGGGGCAGGTGATGCCCTTTGCGCGGGGCGGTGTTGTCTCGCACCCCACGGCCTTTCCGATGCGGGGTGGCACGGGATTGATGGGCGAGGCGGGGCCAGAGGCGATTATGCCGCTGACGCGGGGGCCGGATGGCAGTTTGGGCGTGCGCGCATCGGGTGGGGGGCAACCTGTCACTGTGGTGATGAACATCGCCACCCCCGATGTCGCGGGGTTTGCGCGCAGCCAATCGCAGATCGCAGCGGGGGCCATGCGGGCTTTGGCGCGCGGCCAGCGCAATAGGTAAAGAGGTTTTTATGGCATTTCATGAAGTCAGATACCCCGTGGGCTTGAGCATTGGCTCGTCCGGCGGGCCAGAGCGGCGGACCGAGATTGTCACCCTGGTGAACGGCTTTGAAGAGCGCAACAGCCCTTGGGCCCATTCGCGCCGCCGCTACGATGCGGGGGCGGGGATGCGGTCTTTGGATGATTTTGCGGCGCTGATTGCGTTTTTTGAAGCGCGGCGTGGGCAGTTGCATGGGTTTCGCTGGAAGGATTGGGCGGATTACAAGACCTGTTTGCCGTCGCAATCTGTCAGCGCCCTAGATCAAGAGATCGGTGTAGGGGACGGGGTAACAACAGTTTTTCAATTGAAAAAGATATATGCCTCGGGCGGTTCGACTTACACGCGCGACTTGGCCAAGCCTGTGGCGGGAAGTGTGAAGGTGGCGGTGGCGGGGGTTGTGCAGACCTTGCCCGCTGAGTGCACGGTGGAGGAGGCGCGCGGGATTGTCACGCTGAACCTGCCGCCCGCGCTGGGTGCTATTGTGACGGCGGGATGCGAGTTTGATGTGCCGGTGCGGTTTGATACGGACCGCATCAGCGCGTCGATCGCGAGTTTTCAGGCGGGGGAAGTTCCTGCGGTTCCGGTGATTGAGGTGCGACTATGAGCGCGTCTGCGGGGATTTTGGCGCATTTGGCGACGGGGGCGACCACGGTCTGCCAATGCTGGGCGGTGTCGCGGCGCGATGGGGTGGTTTTGGGCTTTACCGACCATGACCGTGATCTGGCCTTTGAGGGGATCGTGTTTCGCGCGGCTAGCGGGATGACAGCGCGGGCTTTGCAAACGGGCACGGGGCTTGCGGTGGACAATAGCGAGGCTGTGGGGGCGTTAAGCGATGCCTCTGTCAGCGAAGCCGATCTGATGGCGGGGCGGTTTGACAGGGCCGAGGTGCGAAACTGGATCGTGAATTGGCAAGATGTGGGCCAGCGCCTGATGCAGTTTCGCGGCACATTTGGCGAGGTGACACGGGCGGGCGGGGCGTTTCGCGCCGAGTTGCGCGGGTTGAGCGAGGGGCTCAACCAAGTGCAGGGCTTGGCCTATCAACGCGCCTGTTCGGCCGTCTTGGGCGATGCGCGGTGTGGGGTGGATTTGGGGCGTGCGGGGATGGCTTTGGAAGCCCCGATTGCAGCGCGGGGGTCGGCGGGGGTTTACAGCGTGGCGGCAGTTGCGGGCTTTGCCGAGGGGTGGTTTCAGAGGGGGCGGGCACAAGTGATGACGGGCGCGGCTGCGGGGTTGGTGGGGTTGGTGAAGTTTGACCAAACCGAAGGCGTATTGCGGCGGCTGGATTTGTGGGTGGATTTTGCACGCTCTCCCGCCGTGGGGGATGTGATTAGGTTGGAGGCGGGCTGTGATAAGCTGGCCGCGACGTGCCGCGACAAGTTTGGCAATTTTGCCAAGTTTCGCGGATTTCCCCATATTCCGGGTGAAGATTGGCTGACGTCTTATCCGGTCTCAGGCAAGGCCAATGACGGCGGCAGCCTGTCGAAATGAGCGGGCGGTTGGATGTGGTGGCGCAAGCGCGGCTTTGGCTGGGCACGCCTTATGTGCATCAAGCCTCGACCCTTGGGGCGGGGACGGATTGCCTTGGGCTGCTGCGCGGCGTGTGGCGGGCGGTGATGGGGCCGGAGCCAGAGAATGTGCCGGCTTACACCATGGATTGGAGCGAGGCTGAGGGCTGCGAGGAAATGCTAGCGGCTGCGCGGCGGTGTTTGGTGGAAAAGCCCTGCGGCGCTGCACTGGCTGCGGGCGATGTGGTGGTGTTTCGGATGCGGGCGGGGATGGTGGCCAAGCATCTGGGGATTGTGACTGAGGCGGGCGCACAGGCGCGGTTTATCCATGCCTATACCGGCCACGGCGTCACTGAAAATGCGCTGACTGACCCTTGGGCGCGGCGGATTGCTGGACAGTTTGAATTTCCCAAAGGAGCATAAGGATGGCCACTCTGGTATTGTCGGCGGCGGGGGCTGCGTTGGGGGCGGGCTTTGGTGGGTCGGTCTTGGGCCTGTCGGGGGCTGTGATTGGTCGGGCTGTGGGGGCCACGATTGGGCGGTCGATTGACCAGCGCATCTTGGGCAGCGGGTCAGAGGCTGTGGAGCAGGGGCGGGTCTCGCGCTTTTCGGTGTCGGGGGCCAGCGACGGGGCGGCGGTTGCGCGGGTTTGGGGGCGGATGCGGGTCGGGGGCCAAGTGATCTGGGCCAGCCGTTTTCAGGAAACGGCGCATCGCAGTGGGGGCGGGGGCAAGGGTGCGCCACGATCCTCATCGTCCACCACCTCTTACAGCTATTCCGTCAGCTTGGCTGTGGCCCTGTGCCAAGGACCAGCCCTGCGGGTGGGGCGGATTTGGGCGGATGGGATCGAAATTGCGGTGGGCAGTTTGGATCTGCGGTTCTATGCGGGGGCGGAGAGCCAGCGGCCCGACCCTAAGATCGAGGCGGTGGAAGGGGCGGGGATGGCCCCAAGCTACCCCGGTGTGGCCTATGTGGTGATCGAGGATCTGGACCTGTCGCGCTTTGGCAACCGCGTGCCGCAGTTTGGGTTTGAGGTGATGTGTCGGGCGGTCTCCGCCGAAGGCGATGATGGCGATTTGGCGGGCTGCGTGCAGGCGGTGGCGCTGATCCCGGGGACGGGGGAATATGCGCTGGCCACGACCAAGGTTAGCTTTCAAGACGGGCCGGGGGTGCGGGCGGCGGCCAATGTGCATTCGGTCGAGGATCAGACTGATTTCAGCCTGTCTTTGCAGCATTTGAACGAGGAATTGCCGCGCTGCGGATCGGTTTCATTGGTGGTGAGTTGGTTTGGCGATGACTTGCGGTGCGGGTTGGCGCAGGTGCGGCCCAAGGTGGACCAGAATGCGCAGGACGGGGTTGAGATGCCTTGGGTCGTCTCGGGCATCGGGCGCAAGGCAGCGCAGGTGTTGGCGCAGCGCGACGGGCGGGCGATTTATGGCGGCACGCCTGCGGATCGCTCGGTAATCGAGGCGATTGCGGCGATCAAGGCATCTGGCAAAGAGGTGATGTTTTATCCGTTTGTTCTGATGGATCAGATGGCGGAGAATGGTTTGGCGGACCCTTGGTCGGATGCGGTGGATCAGCCCGTATTGCCATGGCGCGTGCGCATCACCTTGGCCAAAGCGCCGGGGCTCGTGGGCAGCGCGGATCGCAGCGCTAAAGCGGAGGCCGAGGTTGCGGCCTTTATGGGCACGGCCTTGGTTGGGGATTTTCGTCCGACCAATGGGCAGGTGGTTTATAGCGGCCCGCAAGAGTGGCGCTATCGGCGGTTTATTCTGCATTACGCGCATCTGTGCGCCTTGGCGGGGGGGGTGGATGCTTTTTGCATCGGCTCGGAAATGCGCGGGATGACACAGGTGCGGGGGGCGGGGGACAGCTTTCCCATGGTGGTGGCACTGCGGCAACTTGCGGCAGAGGTGCGGCAGATATTGGGCGCGCATACCAAGATCACCTATGCGGCGGATTGGTCAGAGTATTTTGGCTATCAGGCGGGCGGGAACCATTACTTTCACCTTGACCCGCTTTGGGCGGACCCCAACATCGATTTTGTGGGCATCGACAATTACATGCCCCTGTCAGATTGGCGCGATGGGGTCGATCATTTAGATGCGGCTTGGGGATCGATTTACAATCTGGAGTATCTGAAAGCCAATATCGCGGGGGGCGAAGGGTTTGACTGGTATTACGATTCCCCCGCTACCGCCGCCGCCCAATTGCGCCGCCCGATTGTGGATGGGGCTTATGGCGAGGATTGGATCTATCGGCCCAAGGATTTGGCCGGATGGTGGGGTAACGCGCATCAT